GGGGCCCCTTATCCCTTTGGGGGATAAGTCCAGGAAATAAACCTGGATAACCTCCTCCTCACAGTATGTGTCGACTAGGCACATACCAGCATTACGGCCGTCAACAGCCGCACCACACGCGTGAGTTTATCGGGTTACTCACAACCCGTCCACCTACGACCTAGGTGAACTTGCGTCGCACGTATTGCGGAGTAGGGATCTAGTGGTATTTCAAGAGCTCCTCTTCGAAGGAACTCCCAATATGCCACTTGGTCGTCTCGGGCATCCAACCGCTCTCCTTTTTCTTGAAGAGTGGTATAGATGCAATAGCCAAGAACTTCATCACGTTGAAGGTCGTCGTTATGGCGACGCTTTAAGTGACCGTTCGTGGCCTCCGGAGACCAGAAGGATAGCTGACCATATACTACCGTATATGGCAAGCCATCCAATCCCACTCGCTCGTCTACCCGTGAAGTGTACACAAACTTGTCGTATCCGCAGATGCGCCCATAATAAAGGAGCGCATACCGGAATTCCGACATGCCATACTCAAGTATGGATCGGTTTGCGGCACTTGCTAGGGCAGCAGCGAACTCAGGAGAACGATGGTAGTGATTTCGCTTGCACGGACGTGCAGGAACGAAATCGAAGGGGTACAGGAAGGGTGTAACGTCGTGGCCCATAAAGGCCTCGACTCCACACGACTCCCGAAAGGGACCAGTAGAGAAGGATTTCTCCTTGTTTACTTGGAATCCCAATGCCCCTAAGCACCATTCGATACCACGAACCCACGTAGTGGGAACGATGATATCATCTCCATACACCGTATAGAATTCATCTATGGGGTGTACGCTAAGTGCTAACTCCTTTACTTTGTCGAGGACTACTTCGCAAATGGCTGCGAATATGATGCTCTCAACCGGAAAGCAGAGACTTGATCCCATACCGGCAAAAATGCTGGTAGGTATCACTCTACGATCCGGGAGAAGCACATACTCGCTGCGTGTTGCGGATAGCCAGAGACCTAATTCGGTCCCGGCAAATAGATACTCGACAAGCTCTGCAGAAACGGAATCGGAAGCAGCAGAGAGGTCAATGGTCGCAAGCCATCCATGGCTGGACCCCTCTCTGGCTGCTGCTCGATTCTGCCCCTGATTTCTCAAGGGGATGCGAGTCGAGAGATAAGGGTGCCGCTCTATATACTGATATAGGCGGTCCTGCACTCCCTTCTGGCAAAACTGCAGAGTGACTGGCTCAGGCTTAACTGTTCGCAGTGCCTTATAGGTCTTCGGGACGAAAATGAGTCTAGAGGTCAATACCTCTCGCTCATCTCTCCATGAAACAGTATGGAGAGTCGTACCCCAGCCTATGTAGGATGCTAAACAGCCTAGGCCCAAGTATTGGAGGGTGCGGTCGCACTTCTCGGTGTAATACATCGAGTCGTACTTCTGGCGCAGAGTTCTGACACCAGGCTCCGCCACTGCTCCTGGCCCATGATGGGGACGGTAATCGCGGATTGTAAAATCAGCGAACCAGCGGTGTATAACCGCTCTAGTCCTCTCAAGAAGCCATTGTGGAACACCCTCGATCCCCCGCTCTGCTCGCTTCTCGCAATCGAGATACTTCTCAAGGGCGGCCTGTTTAAGGTCGGGCCGAGAGAAGACTGCCTTTCGGCAGTACGAACAGAGTTGAAGGAGGACACGGAAGTCTTCCACGTTGCCCCGTATCGCTGATATGAACCTCTGACGAAAGTCAGGGATATATCGCGACACTCTTGCATCCGCAAGAGTGAGGTCGGAACGCATTAACGCGTCCCGGCCCGAGGCAAGGACCGTAATCCATTCCACCACATCTTTAGCTGAGTCATCTATGGCTCGGCCGAGATATGGCTTCAGGGATGGCAGGTCCAATTTAGTAGTCTCTTTAAGGAGCGCTGACCAAGTTACTAGCAAGCAAGTATATTGCCTGCGATCACTTGGCGACGCGTCTCTCCCCAAGATGCTACACGGATTCGCCACTGTCTTTAGGCGGACCCAATCTACTAACGTCTCGATAGTAGATTGTGACATCGCAATACTCCTTTCTAAGGAATAGAGGAGAGACTATGAGCCTACCCGAGGATGCCTGAGAAGTTATGCGGGCGATTATCGCCATTAAGCCTTAACATATAGTCAAGGTAAGCGTAGTCGTCTGCAGACTCACCCGTGGCCTCCGTTACGGACATACCGAGAAAAGCGCCAAGAGCTCTCGTTAAGAAAGCCTTGCGCTCAGTCTCAGTAAACTCCGTTAAAACGGATTCAGTTACATTAATTGTGACTGTAGCCGGGATGAGCTTCTCGAAGGTGGCATCGTCGGAGTCCGTAACAACGCCTGTTTCTGAATAGGCGAAACAGTTACGGACTCCGCGGTGATTCGAGGGACGCGCACTAGCGTCAATGTAGTCGGCATTCTTATAAATGTCGGCCACTGTGTCGAATTTGACACTGACGCGAGTGGGGCGGTCAATCGTGCCGCCGATAACGGCCTCGAACTCTGAAGGAGAATCCTGGCGGCGTACCCAAGAACTATACTTGGGGAACCAGCCAGCAAGGGTCACAGAACCTGTGTCCCAATTCGCTTCAGAGGGATAGGAGTATTCTTTACTCATATCTGTACCTCCATTGCATTCTCAGAGCGCTGGAAAGCGCCCTGTTGGGGAGCCCCGGTTATCCGGGATGGATACTCCCCGTCGGATACCCAGGTCAACCTAGGTTACCGACAAGCAGAGCTGCACCGGCCAGGGTATGGCCAGTCGTGGTGAGCCCGCGTAGGTTAATGCGAGGGTCCACAGGAATCGTCGAGCCGACGTGACGTCGGTACAGTGAGAAATCAATTCCACTGCAGTCAATCTTGAGATTGGCCCCGAGATGATGGGTACCTTGAAGGTAACCCTTCCTAGTGGCCTTCCGACCCGTGGTTACGGAATCAATCTGGTACTGACTCTGGAATAGAGTAGTATCGATTGCTCCCAAACACGAGCCTACGTTGGTGACCCAGTCAGCAACGAAAGAGTAAGGTACAAGATCCCAGCCACGTGCAAGTGTAGGTAGCAAACCAACGTTATCTAAAACGTTGATTGCCTTCTGCACAGCATCAGCGGCGTAAGGATGCAAGGTGACCTTAGCTGAGACACGAGTGTCCCACTCCCCAAACCGTTCGGTTTTGGAGGAGCGGTAGCTCCCACCCTTCAACTGTTGAAGGGCTCTCAGCGAAGTAGTACGGGCGGCGTCGATATGGCTCTTAACATCAGAGCATGTCGGCTTCGCTACGTACTTGTACCACAAAAATATCTCAGATGCAGACTTGGCCCAAGTTGTTGGGTCGTCTGCATCCCGGAGCACGTTGAATACGGGCTCCAGGGGAGGTATCATTGCGGTTAAGTCCGACGCTTGCGTGGCGTTCTCGATATTATTCGAATCGAGGACATGCACGTCAGCAATCGCATCCATTGCGACATCAGTACAGCTAAGGTGCTCTAGCAATAGAGTTCCCTTAACATACTGACCCGCTATGGCATCCTTAAAACCTTCGATGGCCATAAGATTCAAGGCATAGGCAAGGTCCTCATCGGCTGACCCAGTATCAACTAGGTAGCAAGTGAGTTCCAGGTCTTCCTTGGTATCAAATGAACAGAGACAGGACGCGAACCCATCCGGGGTTATATCTCGAGGGAAAGATCCCTTTTCGAGATACCCGGAATAGGTAATGTATCCTTTCTCAACCTGCCGGTCCGTCGCGGTAAGGTAATAGTGCTTTGCGGTTCGGTATTCATACCGATCGCCATAAGCCCATAACCCATCGCGAATAGTAACATCTATGACTTTGTCAGAAATGGTACCGGATTTGCAGTTGTGCCAACCAAAGTTGCGTAGGGCAAGCCCTACCCACTCTTCAGAAGGCACTCCATCGATGGTCGACAGCAGGACGCAGCCAGCACATTTACGCTCGGTGGAACGGGGAAACCAATAGGTTTTATCCGTCCACTGAGGCGAATGGCCGGCTTCTTCCATCCCATCCATAATGGATGAGCCAAAGTGAATGGTAAAGGTACCATCCACTTTGTCGTGGGAGCAAGGATGCTCCCCCGAACCTGTCGTTCCTAGGAAATCATCTAGGTTAAGGTATGGGGTACGTTCGTACTCCGGCTTCTCGCCGGAACCAGTAACAGGGAAAGGATCGGATGCCAGGCTTTCGTCTCCATGTTTGAAGGCGATAATCTTGGTTCCAACCGAATCTCTGACTGGCAAGTATCGAATGTTGACCAACTTCTTCACTCCTTTCATTAGGCTACGCGAATGAGGGGGAAAC